CAGGAGATCAACGGGCAGGTATGTGTTATAGATGAGATATATGAGCAGGGACTGATTACAAAGGAGATCATAGAGATAGCCCAGTCCCGTCCATGGTGGAAGGATGTGCAGGGTGGAGTGATAGACATAGCAGGGTACCAGCATCAGGCAATGTCGGCACCTGCCGAGATATGGATGGAGGAAACAGGACTCTACCTGTCAGGCCAGAAGATAAAAATTAATGACGGAACGGAACGCCTAAAGGGCTTTTTGAAGTCCGATCCTCAAACTAATGCCCCAAAATTGATTGTAAACCCAAAGTGTGAGGGAATTTTGTCAGAATTTGGCGTAGTTCCCAACCCTTTTGACGGACAAACCCGTGCCTATAGATGGAAAGTGGACAGAGATGGTAATATAGTAGGAGAACAGCCCGATGATAAGAACAATCATGGGATAAAAGCTGTAATATATGGGCTTGTAGACCGGTTTGGCTACGGTCATCTCGGTATTAACGGCTTTATAAAGGTCAAGAGGTGGAGTTAATTGGCTAAACGTAAGGCAGAAGACATAATTGACATGGTTGACAGTCACTATGATGTGACAGAACCGCTCAGGACCAGGATGGATACAGACCATCAGCTATACAGGCTTGAGCCTTATGATGCAGGGGACGGATATCAGAGCTACACAAGTAATGAACCCCAGACCTATGCAGACAAGATAATCTCCTGGATGTCGGATGCAGACCTTGTAGTTCGTATTCCCCCAAGCGGCAACCCACGTAACACACGGGAGCTGAACAACGACAAGGAACGATTTATTATAGGGGCACTCAAGGCAGCAGATGAAAGACTGCACCGAAAGCTGCAGCCCGGACTTAAAAATCAGTTAGGCTGGTACATATCACTGCGTGGATGGTATGCAGGCAGGGCACTCCTTGTTAAGGATGCTGAGAGCAAGACACACATTGATATTACTCCCTGGGATCCGATGCACACCTACTGGGGTGTTGACGGAAACGGCCTTGCATGGGCCTGCTACAAGGTTAAAAAGACCCGTAAGGAGATAGAAGACCAGTATAATGTCAGGCTTGGCGAGGTCAGGCAGGACGATGACGGGATAGATGTATATGATTTTTATGACCGGCAGGACAACTTTGTTGTTGTCCCTCACAGGTTTATCAAGAAAAGGACAAAGCACGGAAGCAGCGAAGTTCCCGTGTTCCTTGGCCCGGTAGGCTCAACACCACTGGTACAGTCACTTGAATGGTCATCGATAGAAGATACCGTTGAGGACTATGGTGAGTCGGTGTTCAAGTCAACACGGGATATATATGACAACCACAACTTCATGATGTCGGTAATGCTTGAGATGACTGCACGAAGCAGAAAGCAGGGACTCAAGGTAACCAGCAGGGACGGAACAAAGGCACTCGATGAAGACCCCTACAAGGAGGGAACAGAGATATCCCTTGCACAGGGAGAGGATGTAAAGCCCCTTGGACTGATGGAGATGGCAAGAGAGTCGGGAGCATACATGGGACTGGTGGCAGGAGAGCTTCAGAGAGGCTCAATCCCCCACTCAGTCTACGGTGAACTGCAGTTCCAGCTCTCAGGATTTGCAATAAACACGCTAAGGCAGGGTGTCGAGTCGGTGCTTGCACCAAGAATACAGTCACTTGAAGCTGCCTATAAACAGATATGTAATTTACTGTGCGACCAGTATTCTTCAGGGGCTTTCTCAGCCATGGAGCTTTCCGGTCGTGACAACAACAGGATGTATTTTTCAGAAACAATTACCCCTGCCAAGGTAAAGGACGGTGGGGATGTGGAGATTTCCGTAGTAGCAAGGCTGCCACAGGACGATATGTCGAAATACTCGATGGCACAGATTGCACGGGAAGGTCCTACTCCTCTCATGCCGGACCTCTGGATCAGGGACAATGTACTTGGTGTGCAGGATGCAGACCAGATCGAGGACTCAATCAAGGAACAGATAGCAGAAAAGACGCTGCCTGAAGCAGGTGTTCTTTCACTTTATCAGGCAGCACTCAAGCAGGGCAGGGATGATCTCGCAGAACTATATCTGGGAGAACTTGTATCGATGCTGTTTGCAAAAGCTAAACAGATGTCAGAAGCCATGGGCACAGCAGGTGGACCTCCTGGGCTTCCAATGGAAGGTTTACCGCCTGGTGCACCACCCCTTCCTCCGGGTATGGTGCCTCCCGGTGCTCCTCCGGGATTACCGCCCATGCCACCACCGGGGGTTATGCCTCCAGCTATGGCAGGGGTACCGCCCCCGGTTCCAACTCCACAGGGAGGGCCAGTAGTCCCACCGGGGCAGCCAAGGCCGGGGGGACAGGGAGAAGAAGAAAGACTTAGACGTATGGGACTTGCAGGACCAAGAGGTTAAAGCATGGCATCATTCAATCTTGATAAAATATTAAAAAGTTTCGGTAACCTTCCTGAGATAGTACTTACTCAGAATGATGTAGTGGGATACCTTGCATCAGAGATGGGTACGGGAAACAAGTCTGCAAACAATGTAGACCCTAAACTCGTTGAGCTTGCAAAGCAGGCAGAGATGGGTCAGCTTCCCCCGGCTCCGAGAGAAGTACCCAGATCATATGAAGAACTACTTATGAGGGGAGCACCTCCGTCAGAGGCACTGCGTATAACTAACAGTGAACTTGCACCGACAGAATACCTCAGACAGAAGAAAACTGAACTTGAGCAGGTAACAGGCTCAAGGTCAAACAGGACAAAAGAAGCTGCCTCATCTCTTATGAGTCAGCATCCTGATCTTGCTTTTATAGCTGATGAATCAGATCCCAGGTACCAGATATGGGCAGACAGGAACAATATTACTGTTGGAGAACTCATACAGGGAGTTAAGAGTATGCAGATTTCTGAACAGGAGATGGGAGAAGAGCCACTAGTATGACAACTCAAAGCTATCTTGATCAGGAAAATATATTCGGAACACCCGGTGAAGCTTCTACAGCAGCTCCTGGATTTATAACATTTGCAGAAGCAGGAGATAAACCTTCAGACCGTGGGTGGTCCAGGTACTACGATAGTCCAGAAGGTATTAAACTCATAGAAGCAGGCTGGAAAAAATATCCTGGGGAGTATAAGCCACCAGCTCCTGATTCTAGTTATATGCAAAATATCGATAAAGCAAGGCAACAGCTCACACAGGAAAAGATAGCTGCTAGAGAAACATACCAGGCTGATCAGGACTTAGATACTATCATGGGAGCTGCCCAGCCAGAAGAAGGTATAGATCCGGTTCTTAAAGCAATACATCATAAATATAGCTCAGGAGATATAACCTCTTCTGAGGCAGCAGGTGACATAATAGACCATATTGGGACAGACAATGTCACATCCAACGAGTTACAAAATATAATTGCTGATACTATCAGTGGAAAATTATTCGTTACAGATAATGTTTTTAAAAAAACAGGAGATACCAGCTATTTCACGCAAACTGATAAATCTAAAGATCTCGCACAAAAGATTGGCGTTCAGGATGGAAGTTCATTTGGCAGGACAGCTCAGGACCTAGCTAATCTTGTAAATCCTGATTGGGCAAAAACTGCTGTGGGGACTACTGTTTCAGGAGATGAACTGGAGCTGATGAGGCTTGATCCGAAAACCCAGTATTATTTTATAGCCCAGAGAAATGTGGGTAATGCAGTAGAAAGACCGGGAGTACAGCAGAGACTATCCAGTTCCTATTCATCTGTACTCGGCAGATATATTTTACAGGTCATGATGGGGCCACAGATTTCAGAGAACATATGGGCTGAGAGAGAGTATGTAGAGCCATGGCACAAGTTCGTAGGAAGAGGATTCAGGGAATCGGCTGATGACTTCTACAGTCCTGAAGTTATGGACATGAGCTGGGCTAATCTTGTAAATGCATCCGAGACTGCATTCCAGACTAAAGAATCAGGATGGGTACAGAATAACAAGAGGCAATACTGGTTTGAGACGGTTGCAAAGGAAAGGGATTACCAGGAAGCAGCAGCAAGAGCCAAGGCAGGTATACGTGGTGTAGGTATATATGGAGGTCTCAGGGAAAAAGGATTCCAGAGACTGATGAAGCGATATGATTATGAGATGACTTTTGCATCACCGGGAGAAATGGTTGGTCTTGCTAAATGGCTGTCACGAATAGAAGGAAGTCCGTGGGATACAAAGGTATCATCAACTAAACAGGATATTCCTGTTACATATAATAAAAATCCAATCACAGATATAACTGGTAAAAAGACTCCTGTTGTAACGACTCCTGTCGTAAAGACCGATCCTTTCCCTAAACCTACTGAAGGTTTAAATCAAGAACAGATAAAAACTAGAGATAAAATAACAAAAGCAAAAGAGGAAGCTACTATCCAAGGAGCACTAAATAGTGCAGGTAGTGGCGATATTATATACGATCAAATAAAGAACGATAAGGCATCGGCTGATCTTGCTAAAGAGGTTACTAATTCTAATATTTCTATGGGAGCTACAAATTTCCTAGGTCCGAATGCACGCACAAATATAAATCCTAATGTAGTAGCAGCCCGAATGTCAGAATATACCCCATGGGAACCACCACCATCAGGGCCATCCGACCCTCTTGCAGGATATCCCCCTCATTTAGGTGCAATGATGCAATTGCTAATGAGAGGTCATAGAGGTCCACCACCTCCTCCTTCATGGTCTTCTGATCCATTGGCACGAACAGTTATAGGTGATACGGGTATGACAGGAATAGTTGATCCGTACACTAGACAACATACAGCAGTTACACCACCTGACTGGCAGGGGATGATAGGATAATTTTTATAAATCTGTTAAACTAATTCAAAATTCAAGGAGATTATTATGGCACTAGTATGGGACCCGACAACTTTTTCGTATGTAGATGATGGAACT